ACAAGAATCAAATAATCCACTTGGTATTGATGTTAATAATATACAATTAGCAAAAGTACTTGTAAAATTAGTTATTTTAGCAAACCCATTATTAATATCTGAAGGAATAGTAGATAAATTTCCACAACCATAAAAATTTAATTGTTTAAATCCAACATTACCCCAATTTAAAACTTTACTAATTGTAGTTCTTATTGTACCAGCATTATTTACATAAAATGTTTCACAGATACCTTGTATTATTAATGTATATATACCTGGATTTGTATATATATGTGTACATCCTGTATCAGTATAAGATGTAATTGTTTTTAATCCACTATTATCACCATAATCTACTGTATAATTATAAACATAACCACTTAAATGTGGTATAGTTATTGATTGATTTGAAGAAGTAGTAGTTATTTCTAATATAAATCTTAAATCTGGTAAGGTTAAATTAGTTAAATTACCATTTAATTTAATTAAATTTCCATTTAATTTTAATAATGCCATTGTTACAAATAATATTTTCTTCTATATATAAAAAAAGAGATTAAAAATTAATCTCTTTATATTCTTGGAAAAGCAGAATTATTTCCCATTCCACCAAAATTCTTCATTGCACTACCAGGATTAAACCCACCCATCATTTTAGATGGATTGAAATTACTCATATTTCCATATTTGCCTTGTTCTGCTTCATCTTGTTTCTTTCTCTGTTCTGTTTCTTCTTTATTCTTTTCATTTAATAACTTAACATATTCTTCAAATTCCCAATAAAACCAAGTATTTACAACAGTTGTATCTATACTCATTTGAGACATCCATTCAAATTTATTTTTCAGAATACTTTGAATATCAGTTTGAAATAATGAAAATATTCTTGCATTAATTTTATTAAGATTATTTTCCAAAACTTCCCATGATATTTGGGAGTTCGAATAAAGTTGATGCCCCGCCGGGAAACGTTAAGTCAGTGTGCACCTCCAAACCACACTCTTTACAATTCATCTTCAATCCTTTAATACCAACTGTCATTTTATTGACAACTTCATTAAGTCCTTGAAAAAGAGTTAAATCTTCCATATCTTTAAATTCTTTTAACTTTGCTTTAAGAGTTTCTTCAGTAATGAAATTTTTATCATGTAATAAGAATGGCATAATTTTTAAAAATGCAACATCTGGTTTTTTATCTACTTGAACATTTCTCTTAATCTCTGCATAAAAATCTTCTTGTATTCCAATTGTAGGTGCTGCTAATTGATATGATACACCTTTATAAATCAATTCATATGTTTGTGTATCTTTATTATAAAATTTATCAATTGCTGGATTTGGTTCATGTAATTCAAATGTACTTGGTACTTCTGAACCAGGTGTTGATCTAAATGGAATATGAAATTCATTACCACAAGAACAAGTTACTTCTTTTGTTAAAGTATTACCACCTTGAAAAGTTAATTCCCTAATCATAAATATTAAAAATATTCTATCTGAATCTTTTATATCTTTATAACTACCTTTACTACCATCTGGATGATAAAAAATTATATTTCTTGATAATAATTCATTCATCTTTTCAGTGATATCCACAAAATTTAAATCATCAATCATAGAATATGCTTGAATTTCAGAAACCTTTGCAGCTCTAATACTTATTTTAGTACCTCTTTTATAAAATCTACCTGCAGGTAATATACCTATATTAATATTAGAATATTCAATACTCGGTATATTATAATGATTATTATTATTTAAATCACTTGAAGTTGTTTTTGTAGTAGTATTAGTAATTACAGTACCTTTATCCTGTAATAATTTTTCTAAATATTCTTGATTTTTTTGTTCTTTTTGTTCTTTTTGATTCATAATTAAAATGATTATTTTTTACACTTATTATATATAAGTGAATAGTGATCTTAAATGAAATTTTTTATTAAATTAAATTATAAAATTAAGTTTATCTTGAATATTATCAAGATAAGATATTCTAATGAGATTTATATTATTATTTTTACAATAATTTGTTTTAATTAAATCTCTTTTTTGTTGTTCTATAAATGTTTCTGTTCCACCAAATATTTCTCTTGGTTCAAAATGTTGAATACCATCATATTCAATACAAATATTTTTTTCATATAAATAAAAATCAAAAGGTAATGGTTTAATGTATTTACAATCTTTAAATCTTTTTTGTATATTAAAATTTATATTATTATTTTCTAATATTTTTTTAATTAGTTTTTCACCTTTACTTTCATTACAATATGGACATCCTTGACCTTGTAAATGTACATCAGGTCTTTGTGAAAATATTCCATGAATAGGACATTTTATATCTACTTCTATCTTGTTATTAATGTAATCATTTGATGGATATTTATATTTATTTGAATGAATTACATTTGCTTTATTAATAAATATTTCAATGGTTGATTTTAAATTATTTTGACATTTTGGACATTTTTGACCTTGTATGTGATTATTTGGTTTTTGTTCAAATATTCCATGTTTTTTACATATAATTTTTACTTTTGTTTCTGAATCAATATAATCAACTAAAGAATAATCATATTCTAAATTATGTTTTTTATTTGCCTTTTTTATAAAAATCTCTTCATTATATCTTAATTTATTATGTCTTCTTATTTCACCACATTCAGGACAACCATGACCACTTAAATGTGTTTTTGGTACTTGTTTAAATACACCATGTAAAGGACATATTATTTCTACTTCTGTTATACCATTTATATAATTAACTAAAGAGTAATCATAAAAATTAGTATGAACTAAATTTCCTTTAATTTTAAATGTATTATTTGTTAATTTTGTAAACAAGTTGTTAAATAATTATTTGATTAATAATATAAAAATATAAAACTATATATTAAAGTTGAAAATTCATTTTTTATATATAAAAATAAAAAATATTATGACAGAAAAATTCCAAACTTATAGAATATTACATGTTGAGGATGAAAAATTATTCATCACTATGGTAAAATTAATGCTTAATGACAAGATGTTCATTATTGATAATGCTGAAAATGGTAGTGAAGCTGTTGATAAAGCATTTAAAAATATTTATGACATAATATTAATGGATGTTTATATGCCAATAATGGATGGTAGAGAAGCTGCTAAAACTATTAAATCTATGTTACCTGATTTACCAATAGTGGCATTATCTGCTTGTGAATTATCTGATTTAGCAGGTCTTCCACAATTTGACCATATTATTAGAAAACCAGTTACTAAACAAGTGTTATGGGATTCAATTATTGAAATTGCTGATGAATATATCCAATTTAAAAATGACAAAAAGAAAAAATGATAAGTAAATTTAATCAATATATTAATGAAGGTATTAGAGATAAAATGACACCTAAATCAGAAGATGATATTAGAAAATCTTTAGAAAAGTTACCACCTTTAGAAAGAATTACAAAAATCTATCATAATAATGCACAAGATTTATATACTAGGGATGAAATAAATGAAATATTAGAACATATAAATCCAGTAGGTATATTAGAAATCGCAATATATTATTTACAAGATTTAGAATTGGTTAAAAAATTAATTAAAGAAGGGGTTGATTTATCTGTTGATAATAATGCTTTTTTAAAAGCCATTATTATGGATGACCATTATGATAATAATATAGTTGATATTCTTGATGGTGATTTAACTAAAGAATATAAGCATCTTACTGAAAGTTGGTTTACATGTCATTGTTTAGATGAAAGTGAAGAAGATCAAGAAAAAATTATGAATTTTTATAAAGAAGTTCTTAAATTATTTCTTACAGACCCAAGAGTATATAAAAAATTAACAGCAATTGAAATAGTAGGGTATCGTACCTTATTAGGAATAAATCAATAAATATGAAAAACTTTAACCAATTTGTAAATGAAGGTGTTAGGGATAAAATGACACCTAAATCAAAAGATGATATTAAAAAATCTTTAGATGAATTGGCACCACAAGATAGGATTCAAACAATATATAAAAATCAAGTACAAAATTTATATACAGATAAAGAACTTAAAGATATATTTAATCAATTACCAAAAGACAAAAAATTTCCTATAATACTTAATTTTGGAGCTGGAAATTTATATACAGAAGATGAACTAAAACCTTATTTTAAAGATTTATCACCTAAAGAAAAAATAGGACAAGGAACAGAATATAATTTATTGTGGGTTATTAAAGATGGTGTAGAACATTTACCAAAAAGGTCATATAATTGGTCAACAGTTTTAAATCGTGCAATATTTAGAGATATTGAAATTGTAAAATATTTATTGGATAATCTTACTATTAGACCAGATGATTTAAATTGGGCTATTACTGCATCTGATAAAATTGATAAAATTGATAAAAATCAAAAAGAAATAAAAAAATTACTAACAGATAAGAAAAAAGAAATTTTATTAGGTAAAGAAAATTTTAATGATATATTAAAACATGCCTGTAAAGTAGGTGATTATAATTTAGCAAAAAGTGCAATAAATAATGGTGCTAATATAGAACATAAACAAGGAATATATCTATTATATGATGCAATAGATTCAAATAGTATAGAAATTATAAAAATGTTATTAGATCTCGGTGTTAAGACTGATTCTCAAAATATATATCCTACACCAATAGGAAAAGCCATTAAAGATAATAATAATGTTGAAGTAGTAAAATTATTAGTAGAATATGGTGCAAGAATTGAATTTTCTAATTGGGGTTTATTAAAAGATATAATAGATTGGATAAAAAAAGGTGGAAAAGATGAAATGATTAAATATTTAATGACTAAAAATGATGTGGTAAAAGAAAAAATACAAGAACATATTAATGAACTTCAAGAAGAAACAAAATTATTCCAAAAATATTTATGAAAAACTTTAACCAATTTGTAAATGAGGGTATTAGAGATAAAATGTTACCTAAATCAGAAGATGAATTACAATCTGCTTATAATAATTTAATTAAAGATATAAATAATCCATTATCTACATATCCATATGGAATTAATAGGGAATTTCAAGAGATTGCCGATTTATTTAAACTAAATAAAAAAGATTTACATTTAATTACAGAAGATAATGATAAATGGAATTTATTAGATGAATTATTTACAAAATATACAGAAAATATAGAGAATAAAATAATTGAAGTAAAAGAAACAGAAACAGAATATGGTGGTGAATGGGTATGTTGGTCTGATAAAAAATTAGCATATTGGAATAGTAATGAAATAAATGATGTTAATGCATGGATATTCTATAAAAATGATTTTGTAAATGAATCTATTAGAGATAAAATGTCACCTAAATCAGAAGAAGATATATTAAATTCTTTAAAAGGATTATCAACACATCAAAAATTAATGTTAGGTTGTAAGAATGATAGTGTATTAGCAGTTAAATTAGTAATGGAAGAAGATGAACAAAAAAAGGATGAAGAAGATGAAAGTATCATACATATAGATGATGAATGGCCACTTAGAAAAGCATGTAAGGAAGGTTCTCTTGAAGTTGTTAAATTTTTATTAGATAATGGTGCTGATGTCCATGCTTGTGATGATGATGCATTTTGGGTAGCAAGAGGAAATAGACCATTAATTAAATTATTAAATAGTTATAAGTATAAAAAAAAGAATTAATAAATTAATTCCTTTCTATTAAATGTCTATCTCTTGTATAACATTTAAGTTTATATTCATAATATGTTGAATCTTTATAATATGTACTGAATATTAAATAATAAATAGTTTTCTTATTTTCTTTAGTAACATATCTATCAATTGTATAACCATCTTTTTTAGTATATTCATAATAAACCGGAATCCAATCATCCATTGAAATTGAATCCATTTTTAAATAATAAAATGTTTTATTTATATCAAAAAGTGCTTTATCTTTCTGATCAATTGTATATGTTTCATTATATAAAATAAATGACCTTGTTTGTACACAACCCATCATAAATATAAGAGTAATTAAAAAGAATTTTTTCATTAAAGTTTTTTATTCTTATATATAAAAAAACCATTTGATTTTTCAAATGGTTTTTATTTTTAGTTTACTTTTCTAGTAGTCTTCATAGTTTTATAATCATCATGAATTTTAGTTATTTTATCTTCAAGGGGTGTACCTTTTACAGTCTTTAATATCCCTTCCCATCCACCAGATTCACCACCAAATAAATCACCTAAATTAAATCCAGTTTTTTGTTCTTTAAGATTCTTAGCTAATATTTCTGATAATTTAACATCATTAGAAGAAATCATTGCTTCAATTAAACCTGGTTGAATTGCTGCCATTTCAGCTTCAATCTCCTTAATTCTTATATCAGAACGTTCTTTTTCAAATGCTAATTTCAAATCTTCTACATCTTTATCTCTTTGTAATTTAGACTCTGTGATACTATCAATAAATTCTTGTTCATTCTTTTCTGCAACAAACTTATCACTTCTTCTCTTAGTTTCATTTTCTAATTTAGTTACTAAAAGATTATTACTATTAGTTTCAATTAATAAATCAACTTCAGTTTGTTTAGTATGTGTCTTAACCTTTTCATCAAGTTTCTTTCTTGTAATATCTTCAACTTTCATTGCAAATTCAAGGTCTTTACCTAATTTAATAATGTTTAAGTTTTGTTCAACTGTATTGTGTTGATTATCAACTAACATAGTTGCAATCTTAGTATCATTTATTTCAACATTAAGAACTTCAACATCATAAATCTTCATACCATTTTCAGAAAATGTTCTACCTTTTCTTGTACCTTCTTTAGATTCACCCAAGATAGTATCTCTAATAATATCAGTTGCATTTTCATTGAAATGTTCAACAGTTTGTTTCTTAGCAACATTTCTTATTAATGACCTCATATGTTGTGTCAATAACTTAACATAATCAGAAACCTTAAACCAATTTTTGTTTTCACCTTCAAAATCTACTTTATAAGAAATTCTAATATTAACTTTAATCAAGTCTTTTGTTTCTACTTCAATAATATCAGATACAACATTATTTTTAGTTTGTAAATATGCAGTTGTCATTAATTTAGTATCAGTTTTTGGTTTACCTGTTGATAATTCCAATACTTCTAATGTTTCATCATATTCTAACATAATTACTTGTGGACCTTCTACTACTCTTCTATTACCTAATTTATTAACAATTTGAACTGCATAATTAGGCCAAATATTTAATAATATTGCACCTTCATACTTAGTATCCAATTTAATAGACCTTGGTTTAGTATATTCAGTCTTACGATCCATTTCATCATCCATATAACCAACTGCTGCTGATGCTAATACAGTACTCTTATTTCTCAATGCTCTACTTGCCATTGATAAATCTTCTTGAATATATTCATTAGATGAATTACTTGCAGCAATTCTTAATTTACGATTATATTCAAGTGCTTCTACATTATTAGGCCACCATAATTGGACAGTTTTATCATCAAGAACTCTTTTTACAATTACTTCTGTTCTTGGGTCTGGTAATAACATTTTCGGTCCTTTAGTTGTTCCTACATCACCTTTAATCTTATCAAGAATATATCTACCTTCACCTGATGGTACAGCTGTTGCATAATGAATAGATTCATTACCATATTTAATTACTGCATGTTCTGCTCTTGGAAAATAAATCTTTTGTTCATTTCCTGTAATAAATAATTCTTCACCTGCTTTGTAAGTTGTACCTTCTTCTGTATAATCTGCAATAACCTTAATATAGATACCCATATTCTCATTAAGTTCTATTGCCCTAAAGATTCTTTGACCTTTATTTTCAATGAAAATTTCAGTAGGTTTAGGGAATACTACATCAGGTCCTTTTACATATCTTTTTCCACCATTTTGATCAAGTAATATACAATACTCTAATCTTTCTAAAGTAACAGCATCTCTTGTGTATTTACCATTATCTTCCAATACTTCTATACCAGTTGGTGGCATATAAAATGATACATCAGTACCTTTTATAATAAGAAGATTACCAGTTCTAATTTCCTTTTGGTCAAACAATTCACCTTTAACTGTTTTTTCACCTTCTACATCTTCTACTTTTTTAACTACTGCATTTTTCAAATTTTCTTTAGCTTCCTTTTCATTATAAACACGAATAAGAAGATATTCATTTGATTTTAATTGATGTCCATCAACTACATCTGCAACTTGTCCAGGGAACAATGCAAATAATGTAGGTCCTTGAACATTAACTTTTCTACCAATCATAAGATCAATAGAACTTTGTTTTCCTTTTACCGGATGTTTCAATCCATCTTCATCTTTGGAAGGGTTTGTCAATACTAAATATTGACCCTCATCTGCTGCAGGTGATATTGTAATTGCTTTGTCCGGTGTTGTTGGTATAAATCTACGGGTACTTTCTTCATAAAGAACAGGTTTATCTGTATCCCCCATTGTTGTTTTATTTGGACCAGCTATTACATCAACTTGACCAGATGTACCATCTTGAACAAAAACATATGTACCTTGTGATAAGATTAAGTCACCACTTCTACCTTCAATTGCCATACTTATTTTGATTATTTTTTGTATAAATTAATATATTTTATACTTTTTATAGAATTCTAATCAAAGTAAGTTTAAGAATTATAAAATATTATTGAATTTTTTCATATTTTCTTCTTTCCATAAAGGTTGTAAATTACTTAAAGCATTTACTTCACTTGGTTCAGCATTCATGTCAAATGATGTTAATGGCCTTATATGATCAATCTCCCATTCACCATAATTTTCCCAAGTCATTGATTCTTTAAATTGTTTTTCAATATGATGTTTTAATTGAGCAGCAGTATATCCTAACATATCTTGTGTATGTCCTTCTTTTTCTGTACCTAAATAATATAATGTCCTATATAATATTCTTCTCCATGCTACAATATGTGGATTATTTCTTCTATATGAATAATATTTATCTCTATTTTCTACTTTATAATTTTTAATATAAAGTCTATTTTTTTCTTTTATTTCTGGTATATCCCTATATTCTTTTTTCTTTTTTAAAATTTCTTCTCTGTTTTTAATATGATATTCTTTTTTTTCTTTTAAAATTTTTTCTTTATTTTCTTTATAAAAATTAACATCATATTCATGTCTTTTTTCTTTAAATTCTTTTGTAGAACTTCTTTCTTTATCCTTTTCATTAACACACTTTTTACAAAAAGATTGATATTTCTGAACACCATTTTTATCTTTATACTTTTTTGAGTATTCTGATATAGGTTTATCTTCTTTACAATTACTACAAATTTTATGTTCTTCCATAATTTTAATTATTATTTTTACTTATATAGTATATATTAATTAAAAAGTTTAAATTATTTTGTAAAGTTTTCCAACCAGTCCACTTTTTTATATTAAAAAACCCCTTTGTTTATAAGGGGTTTATTTTTTGTTTTGTAACTACTTGATTATCAATGAGTTAGAAATAATAATCTTCCCACCAATCTGCAGCCCAAGTTGCAGTAAGTGCTTGTAAAGTACCAGTATCAGTCCATGATAAATCACCACCATCATTAAATGATATCATTTGACAATTATGGAAAGTTACTCTTCTAATGATTTCACCTTCTCTATCATGTTGATAAAGGATAATTGAACCAAGTGCATTTTTCTTATAATGTGATGAACCATCTTCATTATTCCATAATAGATCATACCAGTCTTTAATCATTCTGAATGTAAACATTTGTTTATTATCATTTTGATTAATGTTAAAGGTAATAGCTACATCTTGTAATGAAGTAGTAGGTGGGAATCCCATGTATAATCTAGTTGAATATTTATATCTTTGATCCACAACACCTAAAGATGGATATGTTGGAATCTTTGCAGAAGTTGCATTTTCCATTAATAATTTAGTACCATTAGGGTGTCTAGAAGATATTAATTCAGGAAGAAATATTTCTACTTCAAATAAATTTTTATATACTGGTTCCCAATTTGCATTGTGACTTTGTATGTTTGTAAAATGTGGTAATGCCATAATTTCACTTATTATTTTTTATTTTATATATAAAATTTTAATTTTCAATATTATTATATATTAAATATTATTTCTCATTTTTTATATATTTTGTATTTATTTTTAATTATAATTAAAAACCCACTAAAAATTTTTAGTGGGTTTTTAAAAAGTTTATATTAATTATTGTTGAAATCCTGTTGAGTTAATAGCACCAGTTTTTTCAATTGTAATATTATTAACAATCCAACCCATACCTTTTACTATTTCAATATAAGTGTCTAATACACCACCTTGTAAGTCAATAATATAAGGAGTATTATTTGTTGAATCAATTATATTTTTATAAACATAAAGACCTTCTTGTTCAACAAAATTTTGACAAATTTTATCAGCTCTATATTTTATTTCTGATCTAATAGTAGGAGTATTAAATTTCCATTGGTATCTTAATAACATATCATAAAGTTGATTTTCAAGTTCAATTAAAACTTCTCTTGAATGTAAGTAACTTAATGAAGATACTGGGAATACTTGTGCAGAGTTTTCATCATTAATTATATAACCTACATTTCTAATGAAAGTGATAGGATTTGCACCCATATCTGAAAAATTATCTAAATCATCATTAGAGAAATCTAATTCAGTACCGGAAATATCTGGAATTCTACCCATATTAACACCTGCAACAATTGTCCAAGGTTGAACACCTGCTGAAGAAGTAGTGAATTTTCTCATATAAGCACTTGCAACATAAGCAGCTGGTGGAACAAAACTTGCAACACCATTGTTAGTAACTTTAACATATGGGAAGAAATAACCAGTTGTAGAACGACCAGCGCCTGTACCAAATGAGTATAAGAAATCTGGGTTTAATTCTTGGTTAGCACCTTCTTTAATATATTTAATACTTAATGAACCATCAGTATTTAAGAAACTTGGGTTTGATGATTTCTTAAATGATTTTGCACTTGGCATATTAATAAAACCAAGACAATTTAATTTATCACCACAAAGGTCAACATATTGTTGTTTTGAACTTTCAGTTAAACCTAAACCAAATGAATCAACTAAATATCTCCATGATATTTTATTTTTATTAATTAAACCTTTATACATAGATGTATTTTTAGCAATAACATTTAATATAGTATTTAATCTACTTTCAGTTCCATTAGGAATAGAATCTTGATGAATAATAAATGGTTTTAATCCCATACCTTTTAAATGAGTTGCATAACTATATACAGCTGGATAAGAAGTAGTGTACATTTCTGTTGTACCACTTGCATAAGATATTTTAACTGGTCCATCAGTATAAAGAATTTTCATAGTTGAATCAGCAGGATCATTTTTAACATTAGTAATTCTAACTAATTTTCTTGCTACAGTATTACCTTTAATATATTCAGAACCATCTGGAGCTAAATAATCAGCACTAACATAAGCTTCTAAGTATGAACCTCTGATAATTTCAGAATATCTATCTTTATTAACTTTAATTACAACTACATTATTTTCATCAGAACCTTCATATGATTCAATTTCTACTGTTTGTCTCCAGTTTCCAATATCAGTTAATATTGAAAGTCCATTAGTAACAGTATATGAATTAGATAATTTAACTCTTAATACACCTAATGTATCAATATACATTGTCATTGTAGTTGTTGTACCTGATATTACATCATTAGTATTAATTATACCATTATAAAAATCAATATAAAAATCAGAATATTTAGCTACAATATTAGGTTGACTTAAATCACTAGTTGTAATAATTGTATCAGTAGTTTCAATTAAACCTGCTACTAATTTAAATTGTTTATCAACATAATATAATAATACATCTGTTGTACTTGAAAAGTAATCAGATGGTGTATCAAGATAAATAAATATTTGAGCATTTCTTGTAGAACCTAACTCTAATGATGTTATTGCTTTTATTTCAGTTTTTAAATCACCCAATGTATTAATAATAACACCTTTATTTGCTTCTAAATTAGTTACTATTTCATACCATACTTTATATGATCTTAATTTTGCATATTCATTATTTTTTAATAATGTACTACCAGATGTTCCTAAAAATTCAATTTTAAGATAATTATCTGTACCAGTTACACCACTTGTTATAAAAATATCTGGTGTAGATGAAGGTGCAGTTATATCACTTAATGTACCATTAATAATACCAGCAGTATTTCTTAATTCTAATGTACTTAATATAATTGTGTTAGTATTAGTAAATGTTATTTCTTTTAATGATAATGTACCAGGATATAAACTAGTATTACCAGCCATTACATGAATACCATCTTTGTCTAAATAAATTACATCCATTCTTTGATAACCATTAGCTAAAGTATTAACTGTTGTAGTACCTGATGTTATACCAGTTAAAACACCATTAATAATATAGTTACCTCCTTGATATGTTATAGTACCACCAGTGTAACTTGAAGTACTTCCTGATACAAATGATAATGTAATTCCAGTTTGTGTCCAGTTATTCCAGTTTTTAGTTGCACCATTAGGAGTACTAAAATTTGCAGTACCAAATACATTATTAGGTGAATCTAAACTAACTTCTGGATAATCAACTGTTTCTTTAATAGCTTGGTCATAAGATAAGAAATTAATATTATTAATATCTAAACCTACAATTGTATTACCTACTAAGTCGATTAAATCTGAAAGATAATCATTATCTAATAATAAATCTTGATTATAAGTACAGAATAAACTAGTTTTATCAGTGTTATTATTTAATACTGATTCAATATACATATCACGATTATTTAAATCTTTAAAGTTTGGAATTAAACTTACATCATAACTACCAACAACAACAACACCAGATTCATTTACAAAATCTTGCATATTATCAATGATAAGTCCATTTAATGTGAAATATTTTGACCAAGTAGTATCAGTACTTAATGATTTATAATTTGTCCAATCGCCAGCAAGAATTAATACACTAACTAAGTAATCTGAAATAAAAGATTTTGGATCAATATATCCAGGTACTAATGTATCACCACCATACCAAGAAGAAGCAGTTACATCAAATCCAGTTGTTGTAGATTTAGACATAAACACTGTAATCATCTTATCACCCATATTTGTTAAGTGTAATAAATTGTTTGGATTTAATCCAGTTTCATCAACTAAATATTGAAATGAATCTTCATCTCTAACCCAAAAATCTTGTCTATTAAAGAATTTTTCATAGTCAGATTGATTAACTAAACTACTATTTTCATAAAGTGCTGATGTTGAAATAGATACATAATTTAATACATCTCTATTAGGAACTGTTGCTAACATATTAAGTGCCCAAATTGGACCAGTAGCTAACATTTTTTCACATGTTCTATGAAAATAAGAATCTTTATTTTCCAATTGTTTATCAATTGTTCCATAAATTCTTTCAAAATCCACAGTATTATCAACATATACTGGTCTATTATAAGGACCTTTTTTAGAAAATCCTGGTATTAAATTAATTAATACATTTTGTGCTGGAAGTTCAATGATAGAATTATCTATTTCATTAATATAGATACCTGGTCTTTTGTATTTTCCTAAATCTTTTTCTTGTATTGGCATTTTATTAAGGTTATTTTTTATCTTAAATATTTTATATTATATATTAAATATTTTATTTCATTTTTTCATTATTTCTATAAATAATATTATTCTATATATAGTTAAAAACTTTTGGATTTTTGTTATTTTTTAATTATCTTTGTAAAAACAATATTATAACATGAAAGAATCTACTTTAAAATTAGTTAATAAGACAATGTTTAATTATTTAAGTCTTATTGGAATATGGGATGAGAAAAATATGAATCAAGACAATCCTATTATACTATATTTTATGACTAATACAATGTTAAATCGACCTGATTTATTGAATCCTTCTGAACAAGGATTATCAGTTATTAAATTAGAAGAAGAAGGTAATCAATTTACAAATGTAAATATTACAAATCAGTTTTTTCATCAAATTGTTAGAGAATTTTATAATGTTTATGGGAAAATTGATGAAATTGTATCCCACCAAGATGAAAGAGTAAAAGAATCACTTATTCAGTTCATTGGAAGTGAACAAAAATTTAATGACTATATAACTGATATAAAAGAAGAATATAAAAATTCTTTCTATGAACTTCTAAGAAATTTTAATTCACCAAACCCAAATTATAATGAAATAAAAATAAAAGTCTTAAATGATAAGATGATGGAATGTGCTTATAAGGAAGATTATAAAGAAGCTGCAATATTAAGAGATAAAATTAATTTACTAAAAGAAAAAGGGAAGATTTAAATCTTCCCTTTTTTTTAATCTTCATCATCAATAATAAAATCACCTGTTGTATCATCATACATTAATCCATAAGTTTTATCTGGATTATGGTCTTTACTATCCATCCAATCTATTAAATCACCTGTATATAAATCTCTATTTTTACAAATTGTTCTCATTTCACCCCAAGTAATACGAAGTTCTCCCCTATCATTTTCATATGCATAAGCTATTGTTAATACATCTGTTAAAAAACTTGCCATATATTCACCATTATTAAAGGTATCACCATATTTTTCATCTTCAACTTCTTCATAATCTGCTTCTTCAACTTCTTCATTCCATTCTGGAAAATCTGCATCTGTATATTTATTACCATTTTTATTTTTTGTGGTATAATTATAATATGTTTTTAATGTTTGTTCAATATCATATACTGAAGTATATATATCTTTACCTATTTTTATTGTACCATCTGAATAAATAATAACTGTTGCTTTTTTATTATCATCAAAATAATCAACATATATCATAGGTTCATCAGGATAAAGATCAATATCATCACAATACATATTCAATGCATCTTGCATTAAATAATTTACTTCTGAATATATTTCATATAATTCTTCATCAGTTAAATCATTTTTAGATTTATTTCTTGATTTCTTTTTTTTTTTTTTTTTTCTTCTACTTGATGGATAATTATATTCATAGGTTTCAACCTTTGTATGATCTCTTACTGTTGGTAATTCTTCCCAATTTATTTTTATTATTCTATCAGCTAACATTTCTAAGTAAGTAATATTTTGAACTTCTTCTGAACTATGTTCATGGAAATATCCAACTGATAAATTAGTACATTCCGGTATAAGTCTTACAAAATTAGCAGAATCAGTAAATATACCAAATGGATCTTGACTAAAACTTTTACGATGACCCCAATTAGTTAAATTGAGTTGAGCTGCTAAAGCATCTGCAAATTCACCTGAACAACAAGTACTACCTTTTTGTTTTGTAATAACTGAACCATAATCCCTTCTATCAAATGCAATACATCTTTTATATTTTGTAAATCTTTCTGGTTCTTTTTTAACTATACCACTTGAACCTACACTACCCCTTTCTTCACCAATGAAAAAATAATAAAGTCCCGGAACATTATTTTCAATTAAATTCATAAGTAATACTACACCTGCTTTATCATCTGCACCAAGTATTGTATTTCCACTTGAACCAACACCAGTATCACCACTTTTAGTTAGAAAAATATCATGTACTACTTTTTCTTTTTTCATAGCAGCAGTATCTAAATGACAACAAAACATAGTTTCACTTTCACCTATTTCCATATACCAATTACCTATTGAATCTTTTATTAATTCTTTTGGTAATCTATCTAATAATTGATCTTCTTCACCTAATATATAAGTGTAATCAGTTAAATCTAAAAATTTTTGTTGTATGTTCATTATTTGTATTTCTATTTATTTTATCCTTCAAATGGTGTAAAACCATCTACATCAAATAAATATCCACTATCAACCATTTCAATTCCATCATTAATTTCTTCAGTATAAACAACAGCAGTTGCAAAATTACCCAAATGTTCAACATAAGTACTAAAAGTTTGCCATACAAATTCATCATCAACACCATCAATCATACCTGATTCCATATCACCTAAATATTTTACTATTTCTTTTGCAGTTTCAAATTTCTTTTCAAGATTTTTTTCATCATTGAATTTTTTTATTAACTTTTTTAATAAAAGATCAGAACCTTCTAAATCAAGTATTTCATTTGATTCATTAAATTTTTTAATTTTCATAATTTTATTTATTATTTTTATTTATTATTCTACTCTTTTTATTGAAAATATATATTCATATTTACCAAATTCAGCATTTATATCACCACTAAGTTTTATTTCACCTTCTGCACCAGTTGTATATTCTTCCATAGAAGCAGACAATTCATATAAAGTATTTTCTAATACATCTTGTATTTCAACTTTTAATCCTTTGAAATAATTATTACTATCATCATCTAAATGTGACTTCATTAATTCATTATCTAAATTTTCATTAAATTTTTTAATTTTCATAATTTTATTTATTATTTTTATTAAATGTATATATTTAATTCTACAAATTAAAAAAGCTCAAATGTTATTTTGAGCTTTTCTTATGGTAAGTTTCTTTTGTCTTAAAAGACCAATTTTTATCTGGTCTATACTTTGTCTTTTTTAAATAATTATAAATAGGTTTCCAATC